TAACGGTGAAGTAAATTTAATTTCTATATCTCGACCATCTAATTGTAAAGGCTGTAACAATCCTCTACGTGTCAATATAGACGCTACACGTTTTATTATAGGAATAAGTACCTCTGTTTGCAAACGTCCAAATGCAGAACCTATTCTTTTAGCAAGCTCTCTAGACTCAATAGCTACTTCTGTAGCAGATCTAACAGCACCACTAGGATCTCTAAGATCGTTAAACAAAGATCGTTTTATAGCCATTTGCATATCATTAATAACAAATTGCGGTAATTGTAAATTAGCTCCTGTATCTAATCGACGAATAGAAGGATTAGACGAGTTATTAGAACCAACTGGAATAACAACCCCCGGACTTATGCTAATATTGTATGGATTAGTTACACCATCATCCGTAGCTGTGTACATTCCTGCAAGGTCTATAGCGGCTTTTTGTAATGAAAATTCTTTTGCTTTGTTTAAAGATTTAACATCAGGCAATGCTTGTAATGCTGGACCACGGCCACGTATCTCACCAGCTACTTTAGAGTAACGACCAGTAACCCAAGGGCTAGATGCGCCAAAGTCTTCCATCCAGCTAATACGATCTTCTTTACCTACCCATAAGCAACCGTAATAAGTCTTAGCTTTAGGCAAATAAACAACGCCTTCACTGACATCTACTTCAGACTCAGGATGACTTTTAATTTTTTCTGCAATTTCTTGTGATGGCTCAAATCCTTTCCACTTTCTAGATAGGTCACGTACCTTTACTTTAAATCTACGCCAATGTGTTTCTACATTCCCATACGGACCTTCTTCAAATGCAATACCTTTTTGTGGAATAGCAGTAAATATAATGGGCATATTGTTATCAAGGTCTTCATCTATTCTTAAAGTCCCTGTTCCTATAAGAAGATCAAGAGCGTGTTCATAGAACTGTGTAGCAAAGTTAGATCGATTAATGTAATCAAAGATAATATCAGATTGTTCTTCTAGGTTAGATCTTATATCTTCTTCTGATACGTTGTATTGACCATTTTTTAACAATAATTTAACTTGATTAGATGGTTCTAATGTAGCCCAACGAGACCATATAGGTGCGATGTTTTCTTGTAACTTACTAGCACCTTGTTGAATAGCTTCTAGCGCAGTAGAGTCAAAGATTTTATCCATTTTCTTTTGACCAGCACGAGAGTCCTCAAACAAATTTCTATTAGGAAGAAAGTATTCATAAGCATCATCAAGTTGATCACTCCAATATGTTGCTCTTTCAAATGCTTTTGATTCACGCCTTTTAAGGTCTGTTAGAGAACCTAACTCTGCTGGTAATTTCATCTAGTTTTGCTCGCTGTTCTTCTATTTGCTGACGTAACTCCAGAATAACCTCCAGCCATACTACTACTGCCTGTAGATCCTGCCCCCATCATGCTACGTTTTGCACCACCACCAGAAGCTTTAGTTGCTTGAGCTAATAAAGAAGATGCACCTAACTTACCTCTAGCCGCGGCCTTTAATCTTTTTTCACTGTCTTCTATTTCTTCGTCTAACATACGTGAAGTTCGCTGTTCTGCGGCTAACTCCTGAGCAGTAGGCTCTGGTGCTTTAGGTCGTTTTAGAAATCCCATGATGTTTCTCCAAATATTTTAACAATTGATATGGCGTTAAGATAAATGGGTTACAAATGCCCAATATCTGCTTAGTATGTCCAACACAAGTATTCAACATAAATAACGAATGCTGATTATCTTTAGGTTGAATTTTTAAAATAAACTTACTGCCGATTATACTCTTTTCGTCAGTCGTTGTGAATAAATCAAATCCACTACAATTTTTAGCAAACACTAAAAAACCTTGTCCAGAGGGTTTAACCACGTAGCAATGTCTTATATCTTTCTTTAAATAACGACTCCACCAGTTAGTTTGATCGTCTTCAAAGACAACATAGACATCAGAAGACATTAAAATTAACCTTTGCTGTAACAGGTTTAGAAAAGTTTTGTGATGCCCGTAGTGCTTGTCTGCCCTCACCTTCGCCTTGTAGTGCGTACTCTAAGGCTTCAACAGGGTGTGAGTATTCATTCTTATCGGGTTCATCAGTGTATCTTTCACCACTGGCTTGTACTCTTCTATAACAGAATCCACCTTGCAATCCTTTACGGATCATAGAAGCTTTAGGTAGGACAGTGAATCTAGGCTTACCATCCATGCACATTTCTTTCATAGGGACTTCTAATGCGGCTCTACGCTTAAGAGGGTCATTACTTTGTGTAGGTTGACACGGAATCCCTGCGGCTCGCATAATTTGGAAAGGTGTTTCAGAGTTAGATTGGTTTTTATTGTTACCAGAAGGATCACCCCAACCTTTAAACTCGTGTTCAGGGTATGTTTCTTCAATGTATCGTTTTAACGTAGGGGCAAAGTCAACAGCACCAGAGTCAGTTAACACCATTTCATCAAAACATATCCAACGGCCTATAGATGTTCTTTGAATAAATGCACAAGCAGGGGTACGACCAAAGTCAAACCCTAAGATAATAGGGTAATCAATAGAAGGTTTAAATTCTAAATGCTGACAATGGACTGAATCTGTATACATTGGGTGTACAGGTTTACCGTTAGAGACAAATCCGTATTCATTAGCTAGATTTACTTTAATCCAATCATCTGTTTTCCCTTGTAGTCCTCTTTCATAATAACTTTCAGGAAGATTTTCAAGGTTCTCAGCGTTTTTATTAATAATCCAATCTTCACCATCTTTTAAAACTCCACCAGATTGCCTAAAAAATGACCAGTTATTAGGTCGTTCTATCTCTGCTAGTTTAAAATACCAATGATCTTCATCAGGAGCGTTACTATCTCCTATAATTCCATGATGAGTAGGACGTGCGCCCTCTTTGTTAGAGGGATATCTACCATGTCTAAGGTCTAACATATCTAAAACAGACTTAGAATGCTCTTTAGTTTCGTTTAACCACACCCATGTAGTCTGTATACCCCTAGCTTTCTTAACGTGTTCAGGACGGTCAAACGCAATAAACACAACATCACAGTGGACAGAGGTTCCATCGTCTAGTTTAAATCGTATAAAGTGTGTAGGAGGCTCTTTATTACCTTGTTTAAAGTCACCTAACTCTCCGTGTATTTCTAGCCAATCTTTAATCGTAGTAGAAAACAATTCAGAATAAGTGTTACGAGCCGCAATAACCCTAGATAAACGGACATTGTAGTTTTTATGTTGCTTATCTTTGACAGGTTCCTGTTCGCACATTAAGTCAAACAGTTTTAATATACATTGAACTGTCTTACCTGAACCCAATGGACCCATAATAAATGAGTTTCTTGCACGGCAATCATTAAAATCTTGAAGGACTTGGCCTTGAGGCATCAAGTTATATTCGATTCTCATTTTGACCAGTTTATTTTATCGTAATTAAGTTTGAATGTTTCTCGACTACTGAATGTAGACTTTCTAGGGTGACTACCCTTACCACCATTGTATTCAGGAAAGTGTCTATCTCTTGTTTCTTTGTCTAACTTATTAACTAAATTAGGACCTTTCTTGCCCATTTACCATCTCCCACATATACACTCTTCTTCTAAACAAACACACTCACCAGACATCTTTTCATGCAGTATATATAAAACTTCCTTCATTGCATAATGATCTTTATCTATTAACGCTGTACAAAATGCCTCTATCAATTCGTAATCAGAATCCGTAATAGGCTCATCTGTATTTAAATCAATCATCAGCTAACCAATCCTTTATAATTAATGACTTTGCTAATTCTAAATAAAACAGCTCCTGTTCACTTGTAAGCGTACTTCCTACCTCTACCCCTACATCGCCTATACTTATTAAAAGAAAGTCCTTAGAACGCTTTATATGAGCTTCTATGAGGTCTTCTGCATCAGGTCTAAGCTTTATTATAGTCATCTAATTTTTTTTTGCGGGGGACATATATACATCACATCGCGCCACTTTCGGGGATGGGGCCCCTTTCTCATTGCGTGTTGTCATTGTTGCCGCCATCGTATCGCTTTCGATTGACTGAGATAACGAGTCCCTCATCTCCAGTACTGTGTTCTACCGCCCTGAGTTTTGGCACTAAGAAGTTACTAACCTTCTCCATAGCATCGACGCTTGCTTTATAGTCTGCCGCCTCTCCTGACTGCTCCGCTATCTCTTGCAACTTGAGGGACGAATCAATCATGGAAAGCACTGGGTTAAACTCCTTGCCATACTTCTTTTCTATTCTATCCGCTAGTAACCGCTTTAATGGCTTGTTTCCGCTACCTCTAGGCCTTCCCATAGTGTCTCCTACTGTCTTATGTTGTCTGATTAGCTATAAATAAATTCTATCGCTCTGATTTAATTGATTTAAATATTTAATGAATCCCTCGATTATACATTATTCGGCCTTATTTAGCCTTATATATAAGTAAAAGTGAGTTTATTCTTTGTCCTTATAAGAATTCGATCTAAAAATAAGCTATTCAGTGTTGACAGTTGTTAATCACTCGATACAATGGGCGCACAGGCAAAGAAACACAAAAAATGCCCTAAACAAGAATAATTCTCATTAACGACTAAAGGAAATAACAATGATTAAATTACACCCAGAAACAGCCAAAGAAATAGCCCAATTGTTTAACTGCGTAAGCGTATCAGAAATGCTTGCTGACGATGCCACTGATGTTGACGAGCGCATATATTGGAGAGCTAGAAAATGCAAAACGATTATTGAAATAACTGAAAAATATCACATTCCGCATTGTCTTTATGATAATGCCATTGAGACCATGAAGGATGATCTTTATATAAACGCAAAGCTTCCATAACTCACCTGATGATGACTAATGGGGATTAGTCGAAACGCCTTTGGGCGTAGTGAGACCCATAAACAACAGAGGATATATAAAATGACTATACAAATACACGGATTAAAAAGCTTTACCTATTGCGAGACAAAAGGACTAGCTAAATGCTTTGATGCATTAACTAACCAAATCGGCACGTATTACGATGTAATGGACGACGGTATCGGATTCAATGCTAATAGCGGTTATGTTTATATAGCATTAGAAAGCGGAATCACAATTGCTAGTATGTTAGGACATGATGTCGAATACATCGTTACAGATTACAACGACGGTGAAGAGTTCTTTTTTGATACATACAAAGAAGCAGAAACCAAGATTGATGAACTAAACAACATGGAGGAAACAGCATGAACAAGATCAAAGAAGATATTTTATCATTACGCGCACAAGCTAGAGCCGCACGTTATCTTGCCCTTAAGACTTGGGAGAAAGAAGAAGCCAAAGATCGACAGATGGATAATGTTACGTCATTCGTTCTGGGTATTGCTGTAGCTTTAATTGTGGGCATAGGCTACCAAATACATATTATGGGGGCGCTGTAATGACTACTAAAAAACAGTTGATTTTATTTATTGGCGATTACGTTAAGCTACGCAAGAATTTTTATGGTCCTGACTCGCAATGGCTTAAAGTAATAGATGTAGAGCCTTACGATATCTGTTTATTATCTAATGGCAAATATAACTCCATTCGCGTATGTGCGTCATATCAATACATTGCTGATGCAAAGTCAGAAATCGAATGGGAGAGAGAAAAAGATATTAAATTATTTTACGAAAAGGAAGCCATGTAATGAAGCTTAAAACAACTCAAAAGCAACGCATACTCGAACACCTACAGGACGGGCGCACCTTAACGCGCCTTAACTCATGGAAGGAGCTTGGTATATTAGAATGCCCTGCTAGGATTTGTGAGCTTAAACAAGAAGGCCACAACATTAAAACGGAACGGCTTACAGTAACCAATAGATATGGCGAGAAGGTATCTATCGCCAAATGGAGGCTGTAATGACTACTGAATGGAAAAAAGATCTACCAGCAGTGCTTGGTTGTGATGATGCCATTGGCAATGATGCAGAGATTCTGATTTATTCTGATGGCTCTTTGTGGAACGACGATGAGAACCATAAAAACAACCTTAAACAACTCTCAAGACTCGCTTTTAACAACGACATGGACCTCAACGATGAGTTCATCAAGCGCATTCTAGGCATTGCAAAGGAGCTTAGAGACGTTTACTACCACCACCCAGACGAATACGTCCACGTCCAAGTTAGATTCAATTTTAACTACTGTAATATGTAACTTTTATGGAGGCGATGTAATGTACATAGAAACCTGCCCAAAGTGTCTTGGTTATGGGACTGTAACGGGACTACGCTATAAGACAATGAAGGTCGAAAAAGTAACTTGTCAAAAATGCAGAGGGGATAAGGTTGTCCATTACAAATTAAGCCCAGAATTACGAGAAAGAAAAAAAAGAGAAAAAGCCGCTCGCAGGAAAAAAGCAGAAATACCTATTCGGTGGGTTCCACCCAAAAAAATACCAGAAGAATATGATTACGACATATAACCCTGCCAAGCCTCCATCATGGGGGCTTTTTATTTCCCTTGGTATTTATTCCGTAGGTAATTCATAGAAACTGGCAGTTCATCGCAACCACCGTTGGCAACCTCATTGAGCATCCATATGCCACGCCACGACGAGTTAGTTTGCGGGGTTAAGTAATCCTCATCATGTTGATAGTAAATCCCTGAGAACAATCCTAAAATATTTGTACCGTCTGCTCTCCTGCCATAGGCGATGTCTCTATCTTGAACATGACCCATAATACAGGACATCATCTTTTTACTGAGCATATTTCTAGCACTGGATACAGGCCGACCCATTACGCCAGATGTAAAGAAATGAGAGTAGGCTATCTGATCCACAACGACCACTTCGAGATAGTCGTAAACCTCAAAGCCAAACGATTCTAATTTTAAATCCTTATACCCAATCAATCCCTCTAGTTTGGGATCACTTTCGATGGCTCGTTCGATACGATTCTCATGGTTTCCCAGTGTATAAATCATTCGCGGGGTATAGCGTTTCTTTTTATTTGAAATCAGGCGATTCTGTTCGTCCCATATGGGTTGCATGAATACTTCCATTGCGGAGATTCCTGCCTCAATATCATCTTTGTACCTACGGCCTTCAAACGACTTTTTTCCAACATCCCATGATGATAAGCTAGGCATATCAAAATGATCGCCAATGTGGATAATAACGTCTGGCTTTTTCTCTGCCGCATACAATCCTGCCCATCTCAGGTGGTCAGTAGGTGAATTAGGTTTAACTTGGGTATCTGGAATGACTAAATGCTTCATATAACCTCACAAAAAAACGCCCCGAAGGACGTTCTTAGTTTGTTAAATCTTCTTGTGCAATAGCAATCAACCCTGCTACACAAAGAAGTAGAAAATAAGTAGTCATGTCAACCTCATTAGTTTGAAGCGAGATTATACTTACCTCCCATACGTTTAGGTAATGACTTTAAATCATGGACAAGATACCATATAGTTATATTCTTGTTTCATGATCTATCAAGAAATCAATGTAGTGTTTAGCCTTCCGAAGGTCATCTATTCCTCCTTTTGACTGCCACCTACTAACGTATTTAACCACATTACCCTCACAATATCCAAGTTGGTTGCCCAAGATGTAATCAATGGGCTGTAACTCAAGGTCCTTGTAGTGGCTTCCACCTATCTGTATATCCTTACTCAAAACGGTATGTCTTCTGTGATAACTGCTTGGGTTGATGCTTGAGTTGATGCTTGAGTTGCCTCTCCTTTACCTACATAACCAAGCCTTGAATCAAGGATTGCAATACTATTGATCGGTCCATTAGATCCTTCAAAAGTTTTAATCTGACAACCTGATCCGCTTACCTCTATGACCGAACCTTCAACCAATGTACTCTCATAAAAATTAGCTTGATCGCCCTGCCTTGCAAAGATAACAGCCTCATAGTTAGTCCAGTCTTGCGCTTTAGTTTCTCGATTGTAAAATTTTACACCCAACCTTACCCCAAACCCTACGCTTTCTCCTGCTTGAAATTTGTTGGCGGCCTTATTTAATTTGCCAGTTACAGTTACACTCATGCTAGTTTCTCCGTTTCATTTACAATAATATTAACAGCCTTTTGTATTTCAGCCGTTAACTTTTCAATGTACTCGTCATCTCTCTCCACTCTTACAATAAGATGGGGTATAGTTTCAGAGTACGCCATTAAATCCCACCAACTACGCCCTGTAATCATCATACAACCCATGATTTGTTGTTTGTATTTGTTGATAAAAGATTTATTGTTTCTGTGATAGCCTATCATGGTGGAATCAGCAGGACATTTGATCTCTATGCCGCCATCCTCACCCACCAAACCATCAGGTGAACAACCAAATTCTTCAGAATCATCCAGTATAAACCCATATTCTGTTACTTTCTGGTCAGTGACAAACTCATACATCTCTCTGGCTTCAGGCTCTAGCCTTGTACCCCTTTCCATATGCTCGTTAACATAGATAGGAACACGCAAACCAGTAAGGCGTTCAGCAATTAACTCGTTTATATAACTATCGGCTGATGTACTAGCCTTTCCTGCTGATGTAATGAACTTGTTAAACATAGAAGCGGAGGGTCTACCCAATCGTGCGGCAAACCACTCATTACTTCCCTGCTCATGGTCTAGGACAATCACTTAGCCTTTGCCTTCAATGCATTAATAGCTTTAGAATAATGTACAGCTAACATCTCATCCACTGAACTAGACTTGAAGTGACTAAGAAACTTCTTAACATCTATTTCGTACTCAGCTAACAGCATCTTAACTTCTTTAGCTTGTTCTTTACTTAGGATGGCACTAGCAACCACTGGGTTTATATCTTCTCCTGCGTAAATGTAAGCACCTAGCCCATGCATGGCAATAGCCTTGACCAAACATCTCATACGTGCATCTGATATGTCTCTGGATGTAGGGTTAACAATGGACTTGTTACGATTATCCATCACTGGCAACCACATTTGATGGGTGTTATCTTTTACCTTCACAGACACCGCAACCTCAACCGTATCGTTGTCATACACAATAGGTTCGTCATACCAGTATGTAGAATCAGGAAAGTTCTCCATCAGTTGTGACCATGCCCACGCCCATGATAGGTAGGACAAGTTGCCTTTCTTCTCTACTTTGTTACTGCAATCTATTGCCGATAATGTTTTCCAAGTACTCATTGTTCGCTCCTATGCTCTTGATTAGCTGACTGTGCATACAATTTACCGTAATGGTTTTCATACTCAACAGTCTCTTTCTCGTTTGGATTATGCCCATGCACAAAGTCATATTCAGCACGTTCTTTATCTGTGAAATGATCGAAGTCACTAACAGGACATGACGGATCTATCTCAGGATAGAAAAAAGCCTGTCGATCTTCTAAGTCATCTGGACACTGTATTGGATTGTCTCTCATATCTTACTCCTTTTGTTGTTTGTCACAGTATAATGAACGACCATTGCTTATATGTCAAACAATATTTGACTACAGATTAAAAATAATTTACAGTCGGCATTCACTACTAAGGAGTCAATATGGACATCAACAAATCAATCGATCATTTTATGTATGAGTTACGGCTAAACCAAAGTCAACTTGCAATCAGTGCAGGGTTGGACATTGCAACGTTAAGTTTAATCAGAAATAACCATCGATCACCTAACATGAAGACACTAAACAAGTTAGCTAGTGCTTGCGAAGTTAAAGTCAGCGAGTTTATCGCGGCTGGTGAGTAAGATGGATAAGCCATCCTATTTTGCTATCTTGACTGCTGATGTACGGTATGACAAGACTTTAAAACCACTGGCTAGATTGTTGTACGCAGAGATCACTGCATTATGTAATCAAGAAGGTTATTGCTGGGCAGGAAATCAATACTTTGCTGATCTTTACGAAGTAGACAAGAACACAGTTAGCGGGTGGATAGGACAACTTAAGACACGAGGATACATCACAGTACAACTTCAATACAAAGAAGGTACTAAGCAAATAGTGAATAGGTATATACGAATTAATGGGGAGGGTATCAATAAAATAATAGATACCTCTCTACAAAAAGATGTATACCCTATCAACGAAATAATAGAAGTTAATAGTACAGATAATAATACAAATAATAATAAAACTAATAAAGGGGGTCGTTTCACTCCCCCTAGTGTTGAACAAGTTATGGAATATTGTAATTACAGACAAAACGGTATTAACGCACAAAACTTTATTGACTTCTATCAATCGAAAGGATGGATGGTAGGTAAGAGTAAGATGAAAGATTGGAAGGCTAGCGTTAGAACGTGGGAAACAAACAACAAAATAAGGAATGAACAAAATGCAGATAAACGAAATTCTAAAAGCGAATATGCAAAGCTTAACTCAGACTACAACAAATCAACCAGCCTCTTTTAACAATGAGGAAAAGGATTCTATTGCTTACTTTTTTATGAGATTACAAAACGTTTATGGGGTAGCGCGTATGCAATCCCAATGGCCTGATTCGGAATCTTTACAATTAGCTAGGAGAGAGTACGGTAAAAAGATAGCAAAGTTCAGTCGAGAAGAGATTAACAAGGCGTTTGACTTAACACACTTAGAAAAGGAGTCGAACAACAAGCGATTTGAGTTCCCAGACATTGATGCAATTCTTGGATTGTTGACTAACTCAGGAGTATTTACTGGGTCAGGTGGTACACTGTCACATAGACTTTACAAACCAGAAGAACTATTAGGTGTTGGCACAAAGGAAGACAGAAGAAAGATTGCGTTAACAGAGATTGACAAACTTAAAGAAATGTTTTAGTAAAGGAGAACCATGTGAACGTTAAAAAATTGTTTCAGTATCTAGGCAGTAATCCTAACCTTGTCTCTGGGAAAATGTATGACAGAAGGGAGTTGGCTAGAGCGTTTGATATTTCTTATACGAATTGTTGTGACAAGCTTAGACATAAAGGCACTGCTAGGGATCATCTTTTTGAAGAAAAGAAACGAACCAAACCCAAGAAAGAAGTTAAGTTTATAGACGAGTCTACTGACAAGTTTGAACGTCAAAAATGGTATACATTACAGCAGATTGCAGACCTTACTGATTTATCTGTCGATACCATTGGAAGAAGAATAGGCAAAGGTAAGTATTTTGGGCACAAACATATTAAACCAAAAGGCAAAGTAGCAGAAAAACCTGAAGTTCATCTAAGCATTTCGCAAACATGGCTTAGAAAAAACTTAATTAAAAGGAAACTTTAATGGGCGAAGCATACACAATTAACAACGAACATAAAAAAGAAATGTTTAAGAAGTTTGTTGATAAACTTTATGAGGAAAGACAATACATTACGTTTACCTACACCTTTGGGAAGCCACGATCACCCAAACAACAAGCCGCACTTGAGGTTTATTTTAGAGAAGCCGCTAAAAGATTAAACGATGCAGGGGTCTACCACCAGATGAACGCTAAATTCATAAAAGGTGACATTGAAATACCGTGGACCCAAGAATCTTTCAAAACATTTTGGAAACAAATACAAAACACAATGTTTGCTATTGAATCAACAACAGAAATACAGTCCGACAAAGTAGCCAAAGTCTATGATGCTATCAATCGGGGCTTAGTAGAACGTACAGGGGTACATATTCCCTTTCCATCAAAAGAACTTACGGAAAAATAAAGGAGAAATAATATGGAATATATATGCGGAGTTGCATGGCTTGCCATCATGGTCGTATTAGGCAGTGGATACTGGCTTTTAGTACAAGATGAACAAGCAGAATGGGATCGACAAAAAAAGAAAACCAAGAAGTAGTCACGGTAAGGGTCGTAGAAAGGCTGTTAGAGGCGTTTTAAGGGTCATTTCAGCGCGTTTAAGCAAAAATATAAGCTACCCTACAGGGTATGGTAAAATAAGGCAAACAGATGGCTCAAACGCTTAGAAAAAAATGTTTAACAGCGATACAAAAGTTGGCAAGAATATCAGCCGCAGATGAATATGGCATGGTCCAATGTGTTTCATGTGATAAGAGACTGCATTGGAAGGATGCAGATGGTGGTCACTACATAGCTAAGGGTTCTAGTTCGTATTGGGCATTGGAGATTGAGAACGTCCATCCACAGTGTAAAGGATGTAATGCATTTGGGATGAGTAAGGGAAGTGCTGAAGGTCAGTACACGTTATGGATGATTGATTGGTACGGTGAGGACTTTGTTAGGCAGATGCATCAAGACAAAAGAAAGATTAAAAAGTTATACACTGCTGATTACAGAGAAATGTTAAAAGAGTTCAATGAGTTAATTAAATACCATGAGGATAGACTGTTATGAGTACATTCCTAACTGAGTTAAGAGACAGATCTGTTAACTGCGGATTAAGTGAAGTCCCTGCCAAGATGGATTCTATTATAGAAGCCGTGCTGTATGGGTCTGCACTACCAGCTTATGCAGTAGAAGAGATAGATATACTGTGGTCTGAAGTCACTGCGGAAGAAGAAGCATTACTTAAACCACCTACAGAAGAACAATTAAGTTTGCATCATCCTTCGTTTAATGTAGAATAAAGTAATCCCTTTTGTTGTTTTGCCCTTTCGAGGGCTTTTTTTGTTATAATTGGGGCATGAATCTTAAATCTTTGTTAAATCGTATTGGTGTTTCTGGTGTTAATCAACCGAAAAGAACCCCTAACCATCCAACAAAGTCTCATGTTGTTGTTGCCAAGTCTGGTGACAAAGTTAAAACTATTCGTTACGGTCAGCAAGGCGTGTCTGGGGCAGGGTCTAACCCTAAGTCAGCTAAACAGAAAGCTAGACGTAAATCATTCAAGGCTCGTCATGCTAAGAACATTGCTAAAGGTGTAATGTCTGCGGCATACTGGGCAAATAAAAGTAAATGGTAGGAGAATACTATGCCTTACGGTAAAGGAACATACGGTAGTAAAGTTGGTAGACCAAAAAAAACTAAACCAGTTAAAAAGAAAAAGAGTTTAATTAAATGAAAGGTTTATACGCAAACATACACGCTAAGAGAAAAAGAATAGCCGCTGGTAGTGGTGAGACAATGCGAAAGAAAGGTGCTAAAGGTGCGCCTACTGCAAAAGCATTTAGAGAATCTAAGAAGACTGCTAAAAGTTTGTTAAGTTAATAGGTCCAAATAACAGGCATAGTCTTTCTAGTGTCTACATGGATGAAAGTCTTTGCTACACCTATACCATTAAATCCCATTGACTGCGCGTTTTTAATGATCTCGTAGGCTTCATTTCCATTATTAATTCGTATGTCTGCCGCGATCCCTTGAGCATGGGTTCCTGCCTTTCTCCCTGCGTTTGTCTTTCTTGCCTCAATGCTATGGGTTGGATCTCTGTAACCGCTTGTAATGATAAATGGGAAGCCGCATATGTGCCGAAGGTCATCCAGTTTATTGAGGAAGTCTTCTGACATTTCATTGTTACCAGTTTCCTGACAATCAAAATCTTTTATATTAAAGTATCTCATACTAACCAAAATGCTACGGCTATACTGCCTAGAAGAAGTAATCCCAAGATTAAACCAACCCATGTTTCCAACTGACTCCAATCGTCCATCAGTTTTTACCTTTATTCATAACGCCTTCAAACGCACCACCACCAAAGTAAAACCCTACAATGGTCAACATGATCCAATCAACTTTAAACGCAGAGATGATTTCTTGTACCGCAGTTATATCCCTGCCAAGAAAAAATAAACTCAACACAAGAATGTAAGAAGCAACAAACGTAAACCCAAATATCAAAGCTAAGTATCTTTGTGCAAGCTTAAACGGTGCGTAAGAACTTAACAAGTCTGTCTTTGCTTTGGTCTTTGCTTCTATGGCTTCTGTTTCTGAGGTATGCATGGAGTCAATTAGACCCAAGCCTTTAGAAATTACATCACCACTGCCTAGTATCTGACTTAGTATACCCATTACATTATCTTCTCTAATACGAATAGACCAATGATGAGGGGGTACATACCCCACAGCATCATCTCAGTCTTTTTAAATCTAACAGAACCCTCATCAAGGCGTTTCTCAATAGATTGGAACTTCATTTCTATAGCTTCCATACGCACGGCACATTCTCTTTCGTGAGCTTCTAGTTTAAGTAACGCCTCTTTGACGGTTGCCATTAGTGTACCTCGTCTACCGCTTCATCAGTTTCTAACTGTTGTGTTAGCATATTCATAAACGCATCACGGCCAACACTTAACTGATCTAAATTAAAACGAGTGCTTGCTATCTTTCTGTCTAAATCAGCAACATGATTAACCATTGCTTGTTGTTCTTCAGACATATCTTCTAGGGTGTAATCTACATCATTAATCGTAATGGGAGTTGTTTTTTTCTCGCCCATGTTAATCTCCTTTAGGTTAGTGAACTTCTATTTTAAAAAAATACTGCATATAGTGCAAACCCAAAAAATACAAGAGCTAGTGCAAGCCCCCACCAAGTGTTTGAATCTGACCAATCTTGACCTGATATCAAAATATCTCCGTTGTCTCTGGGTCTACATATTTAGGTTTACAATAAGCCCTTACAGGTACAGGAAATGCTTTTTTAAATGTAATCCCTGCTGTACCCTCAATGCCTTGTAAGCTTATACTTCTACTAAAGTATGTGCATTTGTTTACATCGGCCCATACACCATACTCTTCTGTTTCTATAACAAAACCATCAGCAGTTAGTGTCTCTAACATTAATGCAAACACCAACTGTTTCACCTAATAACCTTGTCTTTTACATCAACCCATTGAACCTGACAACGACAGTCTACAGGCTCGTATTTATTACTGGGTCTTGATAGTTCTTGACACATATAAATACAGTGTGACTTCTTTAAATAATAAAGTGTCTGCTCATCAACTACCTCGCCATTGACAAAGAATAGAAGGGCAAACACCATTTTCATTGTTTAGCCAGTAGTGCCTGTACTAACGCAGAAATTTGATCGTTAGTCTTTTCCTGTATCTTTTCTTGTCTAGCCAATGACTCTACAATTGCATCAACCTTAGTCTCTGTTACAGCTTGTGCCTGTCCGTTTTCAGCCGCTTTCTTAGCAGTCTCTTTAACTATGACTTCGATTCTTTTAACTTCCTTAGTCGTAGTCTCTGCATTAGCCTGTGCCGCACCGTAAGAGATAGCACCGACAAACAAACTAACTACTAATGGAATAGCCCAAGTAGGAATTACAATACCTTTATCACTCACCACGGAACCTCCGCAACAACTGAAGGAGCCTTAGACTCTGCAATTTGATTTGCAATAGAAGCCTCAATGTCCGCTACAGTAATCTGAGGACAAG